AGCATCAGCTTGTGGATCTGCTTGCACATCTCTATCTAATTCTGTTGGGCCAGCTTCAAATACATCTCCAATAGTTCCAATATCCTCTACATCACCAACCAAAAGTTCTCCTCCCGCACCACCAAGAGCCACCGCTCCTATTTTTTGACCTGTAGTTAATTGTAATTGTTTTGCTTTTTTTAAACCTTTTTGAAAATTTTTAGCTGTTGGATTTAAGTATCTACCAGCTTTTTTAGCTTTAACAGCTTTTGATGCTAGAGTTGTTGCTAGTTTGGCACCAGCCCCTGCAGGTAAACCTATTTGCACTAATGCTTGTGTTATCTTTCCAGCTGCATTTTGTTCAGCAACTTCTTCAAATATATTAATAGTATCGAAAGCTTGTTCTACTCTAGCTGCAGCATCAGTTGTCATGCCTGTAGCATCCATGAGTTCTGCACCTAAAGACACAATACCTTCTGGCACTTTAATAATACCAGAGGCAATACCTGCCATCGCTGATTGAATTTGACCTACTTTATTGTTTTCTTCTGGTGGAGATAAAGTTTCTACGTCATCAAATAGTGTAGACATGTTTACTCCCTTGTATAGATTTCTAGCTTACCATCTTTTTTAATTTTCATTACTTTAAGAGCCGGATCGTAAAAAATAGAACCATCAGGTATAGCATCATTGTTTTCTATAACAGCATCATCAACTACCTTACCTGTTGAGTCTTGCATAGATCCTTTATAGAAAGCGCCTTTGCCATCTGCCTCTACATCTAACTCTTGATTAATTCTAATTGAAGCTTCTTGTTCATTAAATCCTGGTTCTTTTGAAGCTGCAGTTAGTCTAGTTTTAAATCTAGCTGCTCTTGTTTCTGCTTCATAACCTGATTTCTTTTTTATTTCTGCAATATCTCTTGTTAATTCTCCTTTAAGGCCTACGCCTAATCCTGTTAAAGCACCTTGACCTGCTAAAGTTTTACCTCTTTGAAGTTGAGTTAATGCAGTTGCTGTTGGTTTTTCAAAAGCAGCAGCTAAATTAGCTAATGTACCTCCTTTACCTGCAGTCTGCATACCTCTTAATCCACCTTGTATTAAAAGATTAGTTAATATATCGCCGCCTTTTGGTGCTAATGCTCCTGAAATGTTAGCATATAATTCAGCTATATCTTTTGTTTTATCACTTACATCTGATTTTTTTATCATGTCTAGAGCGGTTCCCATATCATAGTTTCTTCTAGGCGTAGCTAATTCCATAATACCCTCTTCTACTTCTCCGCCTTTTCTAAACATTGGTCTTTTTAAAGTTATACTCATACTATCCTCTTATTAATCTATAGATACCAGCTAACGTAGCACCTGTGCTTAATCCTGTTTGTAATGGACTTGGTGATGGTGTTGTCATAGTTCTCTCTGTACCAGGATATCCTGATATTAAAGGCACAATGCCAGCGCCTAAAACTTGTGCTGCTTCCAATGGTTGACTAGCTTGTCTTTGTGCAAGTTGCTGATCAGCTGATAATAATTGTTGTTGTCTTGCTTGTTGTTGACCGCCTAATGTTGTTAAACTTGCAATTTGTTGTCCTAACAATGCAGGTGTTTGTTGTGCTAGTTGCACATTTCTTAAAAAATCTTGTTGTGCTAAATTTTGTGCTTGAGTAAATCCTTGTCCTAATAATTGCGCTTGTAATGCTGCTCTATTTCTTGCTTGGTTAGATAAAAATTCTGCTCTTTGTACACCTTCTCTACCACCACCAAAAGCTCCTGCACTAACCGCTTGTGCTGCTAATGATGGTAAACCTGCTTGTGTTTGCCTGTCAAATTCTGCAAGCGTTGTATCAATAACATCTTGTTGAAAAGGAGACATATAAGCTTGAAAAGCTGTAGGACCTGTTAATTGTCCTGCTTGTGTCAAGAAAGGTTGAAAGCCACCAAGTCCAGTTGATAATTGTTCTGCTTGTGTTGTTAATGCGCCAGGCCCAGCAATAAACTGTCGACCCATAGTTTGCGATAAATCTTGTGTTTTAAAATCGCCAACTGCTTTTTGTAAATCATCTAAATATGTTTTGCTAGCTGCTTCTATAAATTCAGGTGGTAACTGTCTTACTGATTGTACTTCTGCCATTAAACTCTTCCTCCTCTTTCAAGGGCTTTCATCATACTATACATTCGTTGAGCTCCCTTGTTAACATCACCTTCACCCATACCTCTTACAGCATCGGCTGTGAACACAAATTCATTATTAGACAACATCGCAGGGATGTCATCTTCTTTTTCTTTTATACCAACTGGAGGTATAAATCCACCAGTTTCTCTAAGATCTAATTCTTTTACACCCTTTGGATTTTGCCTTACAGGTAGCCCCTCGATGCCCGCTGCTTGCATAGCGTTATCGCTAGCACTATCGCCCATAGCGTACTCTATTCTACCACCTTCTGCTGCTTCTACAGTAGGATCTTGTCTTTTCATATATTGTCTAAACTCTTCTAATATCCTATCTTTATTAAAATTTTTCATAGCCTTGCCTCTTTCTTTCATAAACTCTTCAAAATCATCATAAGTTCCTTCAGCAAAACCTATTCTGCCCCCCTGTGCATAACCACCAGCTCCTGCTGAGTATTCAGAAACGTCTCTATTTACTTGAGCTTCAAGCGCCTCTGTATCTTCAGAGCCATCAGCTTTTACAAAGCTTTTTAAATTTTTATATCCTTGTCTTAAATAACTTTTTAAAGAATCAACATTTCTGGTTGCTTCGATAGCCTCTTCATCTCCCTCTTGTGCTTTAGCCATTACGCCACCTAATAAAGAACCTCCTACAAGTGCACCTAGAGTTCCTTTAACTCCTTCTTTAGCTAAAAAATCTGTTGCAAGTTTAGGCATACCTAATTTAGGTAAACCAAAAGATCCCGTGCCTAACCCATATGCTCCTAATCCAAGAAGAGCAGCTTTTCCAATATCAGAAGATAAAATATCTCCTATGCCACCAGCAACTTTTTTAACAGTCTTTTTAGCTGCCTTAGCTATTTTACCTAAAAAGAATTTATCTCTAGGCACGATATCTATAATACCTCCACCCATACGTAATTG